CAAAGATTCAACTATTATAACTACCCGGCATTAAGTCCATCATCATCATGGGTGCAAGTAAACTTCCAACAAGGGATAAGCGGGTTCATAAGTTTCAACTATTATGAAGACAGGAAGGTGATTAATGAATGCATCATCAATCATTCATGTATTGATTGATTAACCCTACATTGTAGGGCATAATGCGGGTTAATGTATGGTATTTCGGACGCTGAATAGACGCAGGGTATTGCGTGTATTTGGGAGTTATGCGTAATGGCTACCATTCGTTTTCATAAGACAGTTATCGTTAAGAAACAAAAAGAAAAAAGCCCACCGCACATTAAAATAAAAATCTTTCATCGTTTTCAAAGTTAGTCCATATTGCTTCAATACTTTTTCTTGTTCCGCAACTTTTTGTTGTCGCAAAACTTCTAAATGGCAACCAACCTGCACCAAAATTTTCACATACAATTACTCTTCCTTTTCTTGATATACAAAAGTTTGCAAGGTCATTGTAGTTTATGTTGTGGCTATTTTTAACATAATATACACCTTCTCTATCGTATGGTGGGTCAATAAACCACGTTATATTTCCTGAATTTTCGTTTATCTTTATGTAGTCGGATTGAAAAACTCTCCAATGTTTTACCTTGTGGATATTTTCAGAAATATACTTTTTACCAGCCCCCCATCTATTCATTTTTGTGGCAACGTTTTTAGGCGTAGGCGAACCCGGATTGATATGAAACCCAATAAGCCATTTCTCAACTTCTGATAATGAATTTATATTCCTCAAATCATCTCCCTGTTTTAAATCAGGCAAATTAAGTATATCGTTTTTTGTTGCTTGTATTAGGTATTTCCAAATTTCAACAACAACAAAATAATCATCATATAAAACGACATCTTTCTGCCATCTATTTTTTGCCATCGAATATGCCGCACTTCCAGCAAAAGGTTCTATAATAATATCACCTATTGGTTCTGGATATTTGTCAGCAAGTAGCTTTTTTCTTCCGTAATAATAAAACATATCCCCTTCCTTTTTTCTTTTTGTTTCTATTCCGTTTTCAAATCAAGTTTATCCTAAATTAACCGCCACATACGCATAACAGCAGTTTGGCAAAATGGCGGTTTTTGTGGTTAATTGAACGTATGTGCATCTATTGAAGTGTAGTGCTAAACCGAACATTTGTGCTTCGATTTCCGCTTCTTCGCCAAGCTGAGAAACGTTATACGCAACCTTACAAAGACTGCAACTCCGATTTGACATCGCCCCAAAATTTACCTGCATCAACTTTCTTTTGCGGCCAGTAATATTGAGCAGTTGCACCGCAATCATCCCAATCAGTATCAGATGGTTCTGTGGCTTCACAATGCAATATTTCTTCAACTGCTATCAAAGCACATTGTTTGGCTTCTTGATAGTCTAATGTTTTACACTTTAGCTGAAAATCAACTATAAGTTCTGATGCTTTTTCTCTTGCGTTCATATTTTTGTTTTTAAATTAAATTAGTAATAAAGGCAGCGTATAACAACACCTACAAGCAATAGCCCCGACCGCACAATCCAACGCTTCGGCTACTGCGTGTAGCTGCAAACCGTTAGGCACAATTTATACCTAACTCAATCAAATCTTCTACACTTGCTTTTCGCCAAACCTTTATATCTGGACTTTCATCACCAACAAAGTCACAAACTGTTTTATAAACTTCTACTTTTATTTGCCACCCAAATAAGGTTTTGCGAATCCTATATTTTCCTGTTAATCTTCTCATTTTATTTTGATTTGTGAAGAAAAACGGCTTATAACAGCACCTAAACAAGATGGCGGGGTTTCGTGGTTTAATGATGTTTCGTGTTCCATATTTATATTTGATGTTTTCTTTATATGTTTTTACAACGTGTATAGGTTTTGGCACTTTTCTTTACATATCAAAAGCATTGGTTATAACAGCACATACACGCTATTTTCCTGCCCTCAATCCAACGCTCACAGCCTGTATCCACCAAACGTTAGCGTTCACCGCCCATCACCTTCATCATCACCCCAACAAACTCACTAACCGTCAATTCGCTTATCTTACGGTTATCGGTTTTGATGTCAACGGGTGCGCACATTGTTTGGTTATAGGCTTCAATAGCTTTGAGCCAATTAGCCCGATTACGTTTAACGTCATCAATATGAATGGATACTTCGCCTACGATCCGTTTGGCTTCGATTACGTTTGTAGCTAATAACCGCTTCATTTCGCGGGTTAATCGGTCGGCCATCCCGGTTACGCTTATGCCTTGACTGATGGCGAATTGCTTTTGGCTCAGTCCGCTTTCGAGGAATTGTTTTAGGTTGTTGAAGTGCATGGTATACTATTTATTAGTCCTTACTAAATTACCCTGTTTATCCCGCTTCACATAGCCGGCATTAATCGTGTAATCAATACACAGGTCTTCAATGATGTGTTTTGGGTACTTGTTCCCGTTTGGCTTCTCTTTCAATCCGATAATCTCAAGGGCTTGCAATACGGGATAAGGGATGTCTATGTTTTTGCGTTGTGTTTCTGTTACTTGCATGGTTATTTGTTTTGATTTAGAATAATGTTATATTTTTTGCTGGTTGTTTGAATCTTTTATCTGCATCGGATAAATTTAAAATCATCTGTTTATAATAGCTATCTTTCAGCTCAATCCCTATTGCTTTGCGACCTAAAGAAACAGGGCTATAAACCTCACTACCAACACCAGCGAAAGGAGTTAATACGACTTCATTCGGATTGGAGTAAAGATAAACAAGTCTGTCAATTACATCTAATTGCAATGGGTGTACGTGCTTCTCGTCATCTTCTTCTTTTGCACTTTTAAATTCCAATATATTGGAATTCCGTATATCATCCCAAACGCTTGAGGCATAACGCTGCCATGTTAGATGACTTAATTTGTTTTTTTTCGGGTCTTTTTCGTTTTTATATTTTTGCATAAAAGTTTCGTAATCTCCGTATGTTTCTTTATGCATATCCAAAAAAGGAGTACTACCAAAGTAAGGGAAATCAACTAACCCATTATCGTGTGTTACAGGTATTTTATTTTCACCTCCTTTTCTGAATATTAAGACATAATCAGGAATTGCAGTAAAGCACCTTGTACTATCCTCAACAATATTTTTATGAGTCAAACTTTGCACCATAGTTCTCATTCTAACCTCAAGCGGTTCCTTCCAAATAGTAATACGATTATTGTAAGTAAACCCATGTTTGAGATGTAGTTTTATTATTTCATGCGGGAAATCCCAGAGGTTATGCTTAGTTGTATGCGTAATTACATCAGAGCAATGAACGGCAGTAATTCTACCGGGTTTAGTAACCCTTGATATTTCTTTTATCAGAAATTCATAATGAGTCAAAAAATCTTCAGGGCTTTCATTATTGCTCATGTCTTTTTTATCACTTGAATAAATATATAGCCCTGCGAATGGAGGCGAATATACAGACAGGTCAATACATTCATTATCTAATTCCGATACTACATCAATGCAATCACCGTTGTAAATTGAGTAGTTTTTTTCGTGTTTCTGGTCTTTTACTTTCATGTTAAATAAATTTAGGTTTGTTAATTAATTGAGTGAAATTTTTATTTGTTTCTGTTTCTATTGCTTTATTTATTGCCTTGTGTATGCTTTTGTTAAATTCTATTGCCTTATTCGTTTTGTACCTCAATGCTTCTAAAACTCTTTCCTGGCCATCAGAATAAACTAAATCAACAATTACATCTTTCTTTTGTCCGAACCTCCAAAAACGCCTGATAGACTGATAGTACTGCTCATAACTCCATGTTGGAAAATACACGGTATGATTACAATGCTGCCAATTTAAGCCGAAAGATGTTATCTTAGGTTTTGTGATTAATCGCTTTATTTCACCGTTGGCAAATGCCTGTAAAATATCTTCTTTTTTTTCAATTGAATCACTACCTTTTATTTGAACTGCATCTGAATCTAATTCATCAATCAAATCTCCTTCATTATTAAAATGACACCAATATACTGACGTTTTATCTTTGGCAAGTTCAACAGCCTTTTCGCATCTTATTTTATATGTTCCTTGCTGCTCCTCTCTTACTTCGCTCATGGTTCGGGCTTTGGCATTAAATAACATTATTTGATTATTTACTACCCAATTATTTGGGTTCACCACTTCATGCATATTTTCTATAAGTTTAGGAAGCTTATATTTATCATCGGAAAAACCTAAATCAGACGGTTTTTTTACTGATATAGACCATTGAGTTAGCCAGCTAAAAAAATCATCTTTTGCATGGGGCTTTAAATACCATTTATTGCCAATCTCTTGAGGCCTTATATTATTTTCGTTATTTCTGAAAAACCTTTGAAGCATATCCATATAAGGCAAATACCCCAACGCCTCACTACTTGTACCAAATTCAATATAATCATTAGGGGCTGGCGTAGCGGTACTTAAATATCTATAAGGGATTTTTTTCACAAAAGATGTAACCTGATTTTTTATTTTACCGTCAAAGTTTTTTAAAATGCTGCTTTCGTCCAATATAACGCCTACGAAGTCGGATGAATTAAAGTAATGCAATCGCTCATAATTACATATAACTATTTTTTTTGAATGAATGCCGTCTTTTGAATACTCGATGTCATCAATACCTAACTTCCCTGCTTCTATTATGAATTGAAAAGCCACAGCCAAAGGAGTTAATATAAGAACTTTTTTATTAGTGTGGTTTACGATATTCTTTGCAATAGATAACTGAATCAATGTTTTTCCTAAACCTGTATCAGCGAAAATAGCTATACGGCCTTTTTGTACAGCCTTTTCAATAATAGCTTTCTGAAAATCAAAAGCAATATCAGGGATAAAATTAGCTTCAAATCCGAAATTGCCTATGGTGTGCTTTTTCTGTTCCAAGAACTTTAAATACTCATTCATATATTGGGGTTTTATTTATTTCTGCAAATATACACCATATTTTCAATATACACAATATTAAATATAATTAACAATTCGATAACAATATAGGTAGCGGGTGTATGTGTATATGATATATCTTTGTGTCAACAAAACGATAAAGCAATGAAAAACGAAATCATTTACAAAAACAGAACAATCATTGAAGGTACTAACGGTTTATTTACCGCTTACTATTCTAATCACTCTTCTAACTTAACGAAGGACTTTAAAACATTAGCAGCCGCAAAAAAGCAAATAGATAAATGGCTAAACTAACCACAGGGGCAAAACGCCCCTTTCATTCATTAATCACAAACAACAAAACCCCAATAACATGAAACTTCAAACATCATTTCAAAAATTCAGACCACTTAAACAAGGCGGTAAAAACCAACTACAGGAAATCGTGATTAGCTGCAACGTAAGCAGCCCGCGCGAAGCCTATGACCTATCACACGAGCATTTCGCCATTGATTTGTACATTGACCGCAAATACATTGGTGACTTATCCTACATCCTTGCCGAAGTCAATGATGAAGCATTCAGAGATATAATCGACTCCATCGACTGGGACTACGAATGGCACGTGGCAAACGACAACAGCCTTGACGATGACCAACAGCGGACTGATTGGCAAGATAGATAAATTATAAACACTTAAAATAAAACAACATGAAAATTCAAGTAACAACAACAACAACTCAGGAAAGAGAAATCGAATTACCCCACTACATCCGAATCAGCGAATGGCAATGCTGCAAGATAGTATCTGAAACCGAAGTTATATGCGCTCATGTTTGGGATGGCCCGACCTTCAAGGCGGGTCAAATCGAACAAAGAGACAGCGCTCAGGACGTATTGGCTTATAAGCATGAAGAAATCAGCGCAAACGAATTTCAATCCCATCTAAACAAGGCCAAGCAAATCATTGATGAAGCCTATAATAAAGCCAATATTTAATTACCTTTAAACCTTACCACATGACACCAATAGACATAACAATACTTTCAGTCCTAACAATAGCGGTAATATACTCCGCTATTGTTTTGGGCCATTACTCAAAAATCACGCCCGATGATGAACAGATTTGAAGCCGAAATGGAACTGCATATCCTTTTAAACAAACGCAGCACCGACCATGAGCAGTTATGCGACCTATACAACAAGATAGGCGCTGAATTGAGCCGAGAATGTAAACAAGGGCTATGCACTTACAAATTTGCAACAAAGAAGCTCAGAGGGCTGGAGGATCGAATCACAATTAATCACTTAATAAATCAAATATCATGCAATTAATATCAAACACAATCGCAACCACAACAGAAGAACTAACTGAATTGCAGCAGTACTGCATACTTCATGGAATCAAAGGCCCGGTAAACATCACCTTCGAGGATGGCCAAATAAAAGTTTGGCAGCCTTCACGAATGCCGGTGGCTGAATCGGTCCGAAAGAATCAACGCAGGCCAACGCACGACGAGGACGCATGGCATCCGCATGAGTTTGCGGTGTGAGCCTATGGATTGACAAATCCGTCGCAAAAGTCAGCTAAATTTGCGACCAAAAAATAAATTTGTATATCCGATATACATTCAATACCTTTGCTTATTATTAATTCAAAACCCCTTTAAAAAATGAAAACTCATTTTAAAAAACTCAAAAACCCTAACTACATCGGTTCATGGGACCTGATGGACGAAGAAGGCCGCGTTAAGGACCTCACAACAACAATCACAGGCGTAAAAAAAGAAATGGTCCATGACGGAAACGGAGGGCAAGAAGAATGCCCTGTGGTTCAATTACATGGCGTGAAACCATTAGTTGCTAATTCGACAAACCTGAAGGCCATATCAAAGGCATTGGGTACATCGTTTATCGAAGAATGGATAGGCCAACGGATTACACTAACCGTAAAAAAGATTCGGGCATTTGGTGAAACACATGATGCGATTCGCGTATTACCACAAGCGCCAAAGAAACCGGACCTGTTGCCGAACACCGAACAATGGACCGCTGCAAAGGCTGCGTTTGATTCGGGTTCATACACCATCGAACAGATTAAAACAAAGTATTCCTTAACCCCTGAAAACGAAAAATTACTATGTTCAAAATAAGAGCAAGCGCAGCAAATCAGATTATGACCAATAATCGAGCAAAAACAGGCATGGGCGAAACCACGAAGAGTTATTGCAAGGATTGGGTGATATCTCAAATCTATGGACGCTCAAAAGAGTTTTCATCGAAATACACCAAAAAAGGAACATTGCAGGAAAACCAATCAATCGAATTAACATCTGCTTTCATCGGGCAAATGTTAATCAAAAACGCGGATTGGTTCGAAAACGATTATTTCACAGGCACTCCCGACATCATAACGGCCTCTGAAGTGATTGATGTCAAAACATCATGGGATTGCTTCACGTTCCCGTATTTCGAAACTACAGCGCCTGAGCAATATAATGACCAATTACAGGTGTACATGGATTTAACAGGCAAGCGGTCCGCAAAGTTAGTGTATTGCCTTGTTGATACCCCTGAGTTCATTGTAGAACGCGAAGCCAGATCGAAAGCCTACGACATGGGCATGGATGAGGTCGATTTGGATTTGTACGATGAAGTCCTGAAACGGCACACATTTAATAACCTCCCGATTGAGTTACGAATCAAATCATTTGACATCGAATACAACCCTGAACGAATCGAACAGATTAAAAACAGGGTAATCGAATGCCGTAACTATATTGATACCGTCCTGAATACAACCCCACAAATCTTAACCATCCACGATAAGGACGTGACCGTATTTGACAATTTACCGGGTTAGGGGTAATCCCGGTCGGGGTCGGTGTGAGGATGCCGGCCCCATATTTTTAAACTTTTAAATGATAACAATATGACAAACGAACAGAAACTGGAGTACATCCTTAATGCGGTCGCCGAAGAATGGGGCGTAACCGTTGCGCAAATACAATCCAAATCAAGAAAGCGGGAATATGTTGAACCACGCCAAATCTATTGTAAGTTGGCAAAGAAATTTACCGAAATGCCTTTT